GAGGAGCAGAAGTATTGGCAACCGTAGTTGGAAAACAAGAGAAAAATACCTACACATACTTTTCCTTTACTCCCATAGCAGTTAATAGCTTACCCTCATCAGTAATAGCAGATAACAAAACGGAACTTAATTCTGAGTTTGTATTTTTACCTTATGTAGATAATTCATTCTTTAATGACGACTATAACCCACTACAAGGTAACGCCGAAAATATTAAACCTAACTCAGCTACTATGGTTGTAGATAGAAACTCAAGCCAAACAAACCCTAGTAACTTACAGGCAATATTAGAATTTAAAGCAGCAGCAGCACAAATAAATGATAGTCAGTATACTACCGCAGGATTTATTAACGGAAGATACCTAGGATCAAAAGAAACTAGTATTAACGGTTCTTATGCTGCAAGAGACAATAATAAACAAGAGCTTACTGCTTATGTAATAGCAAACGGAATAGCAGGGAACGAACCAGCATTAGCATTTAAGAAGTTTGTAGGCAGTGTACATACGACAGATACACCAACAGCAACAATAAAAGACTTAGCAGTTCAAGAAGAAATAGATATATTCTTTAACTCAGTTAGAACAGGAATAGGATCAGGATCAGCATACCCTAACTTCCCTCCTTCTGGAAGCATACTTTACACTATAGATGAAACATCAGGTAGATTTGTTAAAGCAGTAACAGCTAAGATTTATGTTGTAGAACAAGAAAAAGTACTAACATCTACTGAAGCTGGAGGAGTTAGCTTAATTGAGTAGAGAAACTATAATTTTCATATATTTATATAAAACACAAATAACAAAATGGGATACTTAGACAATTCAATCGTAACTGTGGATGCGATTTTAACTAAAAAGGGGAGAGAGCTATTAGCTAGAGGAGATGGTTCTTTTAAGATTACACAATTTGCGTTAGCAGATGATGAAATCGACTACACCTTATACAATCCACTCCATCCCTCTGGTTCTGCACTCTACGGTGAAGCAATAGAAAACATGCCTCTATTAGAAGCCTTTCCAGATGAGACACAAATAATGAAGTATAAACTTACTACTCTACCAAGAGGTACATCAAAACTACCAATTCTAGATATAGGTTACTCTTCAATAATCTTAAAGCAAGGTGCTTCTCTAGCGATCTCACCACAGACTTTAAACTACTTAGGAGCTACATCAATCTTTGAAACACAAGGTTATACAGCAACAGTAGCAGATATTAGAACACTTAACTCTTTTAACGGAGTAGGAATCAACACAGAAGATGCAGATAGACTTAATACGCTTGTAGCAGTCGGAACTAATGTTTCTAAGACAGTAATGGGTACATCAATTAACCTTACAGCTACTTCAGTGAATACTCTATTCGGGACTAATACTCAATTACAAACTACCTTAACGGTAATAGGTAGAGGATCAGGAGCAAGAATAACAATTCCAGTAACAATTACTAAAACTAACTAATTATGTCATACAAAAGATTTGACCAGGAAGATGTTGTAGTAAGTGCTGAATCAGTAACTACTCCAGTTTGGTCAGGAAACTTAACAACATTACAGACTTTTCATACATCATCAACACAGGTAGGTGGAAGTTCTGCTGATTACTATTACGATATATACCAAACTGGTTCTACAGATACTTCTGCTAGAGTACAATTTAGTGTAGCCTATGCAGATAAAAAAGGATCAGGTTCTTTAAACTATAATACAGCAGTAGTAGGTAAATCACCTTCATCTACAGTTTATGGGCAATACAGGAATTTAGTACTTGGAACAGAAGAAGAAGAGTTTACATTCGGCTCAAACAATTCAGAGCACTTTTATGTAATGTCAATCGATAGAGCTAGGTATAAAGAAAAATTACTACCAGGATCGTTAACTTTAAACTTAAAGAAATCAGGTTCAGGAGAGTTCTTAAGCTTGACAGATAATAGCTCTCAAATATCTACAACTACATTCTCAGATGCAGGACGAGTATATGAATTAATCTCCGGATCAGTAGGAGCTAAGTCAGCAGGAGCAAAAACAGCCGAAGGGTATACTTTAGGTTCAGGATCATATGGTAAATTATTACCGGATATTGGAATTATACTACTAAACGGAAGAGCATTAGATGCAGTATCTACACACGGAGGTTTAGGTTTAGGTACTAATAGAGCAGCAAATACAGCTTCTTTAAACAATAGAAAGTTCTACGACATATTAGCACACAGTGCTAGCTTTAGAGTACAGTCAGAAGAAACAATCTCTTCTAACTTTGTATTTGTTAGAGCTCGTAACAGTGAGTTTAACTATTCAACAAACCCATCTTTAATAACAGGTTCAGGAGAAATACGTCACAACGTAATGATTAACTCTCCACAAGCATTTGTAACTTCAGTTGGACTATATAATGATAATAACGATTTGTTAGCGGTTGCTAAACTTTCTAGACCTTTATTAAAAGATTTTACAAAAGAAAGCTTAGTACGTATCAAGTTAGATTACTAAAATGAATGAGTGCATTCAAGCAATTAAACCGTCAAGATGTTTATGTTACCGACTATACCTCAAATAAACAGTGGTATGCCTCTGGTAGCACTATAAGCGAGTACGGTCTCGAAGTTTTAAGAGGATTCTCAGGCTCGACACCTGGGTACCCTTACCCTTCTGACCTACGCAACGGCAGACATCAAAAACTAACTTACGATAGTACCTTTCATAACTACTATACAGGGAGTTTAGGTACGGGTGTATTCTCTGGTTCATTTGATCTCTCTTTACAGACTACTTTAACACTAACAGGTTCAAGAAGTGCTTCAGCAGAAGTTGCAGTAGTTTCTATACCTAGAAGTGTTTACGGTATTGGAATACAGCCCGGTACAGTAATGATGAAACCTTTTCAAGAAGAGACAGACCGGTATAATGTAAATGGGTATGTTTGTGCAAACAATTATGTTGAGGATTACGTAGAAAGATTAGATTACTGGTACGGAACAGATAAAATAGACCTTGAAGATTATACGCAACCAGAAGGAGACTACGTTGATGAAAGTGCTAGCCAGTATGTAGATGATGACGACACCCTAAAATACGAAAGGTTAGAAGTAGTAGATGATGGAGAAGGAAGATTAATTCTTTCTGGATCTGGAGCTACATACACACAGAAAGAACGTGTAGTAGGAGATGTTATTTATAATCAAGGACAGATAATCATATCAGATCCTGAGGTAGCAAGATATTATTCAACTTATGCACGTCATATTGTGCACTGGAAATCAAAACTACCTATTTATACATATAATGTACATTGTACGGTTAAGGAAACAGAATTAAACAGTACCCTTAATCCATCAGCAATAACAGGTTCAAACGGCGTAATACAAAATAATATTACGGGAAGTCAATTTAGACCTTATATTACTACAGTGGGATTATATAATGAGGCAAATGAATTATTAGCAGTAGCTAAAACAAATAAAGCAATACCGAAATCAGAGAATGTTGATATGACGTTTGTAATAAAATTAGATATATAAAATGGCAATAGTATTCAGAGCAGATAAAGGATCACCGCTTACGTATTCACAGTTAGATAATAACTTCGGATCGTACTTCTATTCAGCATCAACGAATGGACAGGTTCTTACAATGTACTACCCATCTTCTTCCCAAGTACCAGTTAATAGCGGGTCAATAGATTTTAGTCTAATAAAAGGGTTACAGGATGCAGGAATAAATAAACGTTTAGCAGTCTATTCAGGTTCATCAGCAATATCATCAAGTCAGGGTTTCATACTTGATGCAAATGATAATTTAGGATTAGGGGTAAACGAAGCATCAGACCTTCCACTTGCATATAAGTTAGTCGTATCAGGAAGTATTAAAGCAACAGGGACAGTAGTTCAAGGCTCAGATGAAAGACTAAAAGAAGACATAGCACCAATAGATAATGCATTAAGCAGAATTAATCATATAGACGGAGTATTTTTTAAGTACAAAGATTCCGGAGACAAGAGTATTGGTTTTATTGCACAACAAATACAAAAAGTATTACCAGAAGTTGTATCAGAAGATAATAATGGCTATCTTGGAGTGAACTATAGCGGAGTAACTGCTGTACTAGTTGAAGCAATTAGAGAACAATCTTCGATCATAAGCGACCTAGAAAGTCGTTTATCTAAATTAGAAAATAAATAAGATGGCTTATAACAATAAAATAACGTTAAGGGCGGTTAAGGGGAGTTCCTTAACTCATACAGAGCTTGATAGTAACTTTCAAAAGCTTTACGTATCGTCCTCAACCTCTGGGTCAGCGTTATTTATGTTTCGATCCTCATCTGATTACCCCTCTGACGAATTGGCAATGCCAACTCCAAAAGGTATAGTAGGTTCAGTACAATTAAAACAAGGAGCAGCATTATCAGGCTCCGGAACAACATTCACAGGATCTAAAGACCTTACTTTTGATTTTGAAAATAAAGTATTAACAGTTACAGGTTCTTCTTTTTATAAAGGAGACGTAACAGTAGATGGGAGAATGACCGCAAAGGTTTTTCAATCTCAAACTATTATTGCATCAACCTCCACAGGTTCAACTTCATTTGGAGATACAGCAGATGACTTTCATATTAGAACAGGTTCATTTGAAGTACTAGGTAACTCAACTAATGTTGGAGTATTAAGTACAACAGGATATCCTAATATTTCATCTTCAATAGGAGCATTAGAGAATTTTAGTTCATCTTTAGATAATTTTTATACAACTGATGTAGACCATATTGCATCAGAATCAGCACATAGTTCATCAGCACATATAGATAGAACTGCTAGAATACAAGTACTATCAGGATCAGCTCATAGTCAGAGAGGGATTCTATACACATATAACTCAGCTTCAATTGTTACACTATCAGGATCAGCACACGTACAGAGATCAGCACTATTTAATGCTAATGTACTAGGAACCTCTACATTAAGTTCTTCAGCTCATACCGACCGTGTAGCTAAAGTTAATGTATTAAGTGGCTCCGCTCATACTGATCGTATAGCTAAAGTTGCTATACTAAGTGCTTCATTGCATACAGCTACATTAAAGAACACTACAGATACTTTTACCGGTAATTTAGACGTTATAGGAAGAGTTTCTGGATCAGCCGATTTTCAAGGATCTGATATAAACATTTTACATTGGGGATCAGTATCAGCATCCTTAGCATCCGTATCAGCTGCTGCAGGAGCTAGTGATGTTACAATTAATAATAATGTAAATAATAGAGTATTAACAGCAACAGGTACAGATGCTTTAAACGGAGAAACCGCGCTTACTTGGGACGGTACTAGCTTACAGGCTGGAGGAACTAAGATAAGAAATTTCGGTACATCAGATACAGACATTACAACTGTATTACCTACAGCACTTTCTGGATCTATACTAGAAGGGTTTAATGGAGGCTCTCTTGTAATAGGTCTAAGAGACGATACATTTGGACAAGATGCTTTCTCTATTATAGGAGGAGGAGGACAGTACTACAATACAGGAAACTATACTCATAAACTATTTAGCGTTTCCGGTTCAGGAGATGTAACAACATTAGGTAAAATAACAACAGGAGGTAATTTAGATGTAACAGGTACAATTACTGCTACTAGCGATATTACTGCATACTACTCTTCAGATAGAAGACTTAAAGACAACATTACTAAGATTACCAATCCAATACAAAAAGTACAAGCTATTGGAGGATATGAGTTTGATTGGAATTCACTCTCAGAAAAAGAAGGACATGATGTTGGTGTAATAGCCCAAGAAATTGAATCAGTACTTCCAGAGCTTGTAGTCAATAGAGATAATGGCTATAAAGCTGTACGTTATGAAAAAATTGTCGCGTTATTAATAGAAGCTATTAAGGACCAGCAGTTACAAATCGATGAGCTAAAAACTAAATTGCTCTAGAGACAAAATCAAAAACTATGGAAATGACAAACCCGACTTGGATTTACCAAGGAAGGATGATCACAGATATAACAGACATGCCTAAGGGCACCTATGGCTTTATCTATGAAACAAAACACATCCGAACTGGTATAAAGTATATTGGCAAAAAAGTTCTCTTTTTTGAACGTAACAAAAGACTAGGAAAACGAGCATTAGAAGAGTTAAGATTAGAAAGAAAAGCAAAAGGTATAGGAGGTAGAACTCCTGCTAAACAGAAAATAATTACAGAATCAGATTGGGAAACTTATCACGGCTCTCAAAAAGAAATATTAAAGTTAGTTAAGGAAGGAGACCCTAAAGACTTTACTAGAACTATTCTCGCGTTTGTACCCACTAAGAAGCTTTTAACATATTATGAGTGTAAGTACCTATTTATTAATGACGTACTTGAAACACAGGATTATATTAATGATAATGTGTTAGGTAAGTTTTACAGAAAAGATTTCAACTTATGATACAACTAAAAGACGTAATAGGATATCCATCTCTTAAGTACCATTTAGACAATGGTCTCTCTTTACATGAGCATGTCTACCGCTATTCAAGCGACGCCTTTGTTAATCTATTTAAAGAAGCAAGGGAAGCTCTTAGAGACGAGGAGATTGAATTATCCGAGGAGGATCAAGAACTATTAGAAACTACAGATATTGGAGAACATGGAGATTATAACGGTATGAAAGTACCTTTAGATTTACCTATGGTCTCCACCAAGTACAATCCACTCTTTGAAATCGGGTCACTCATTGACGAAATGATTGAAGATGAAAACACAATTGACGAAGCGTCAACTATTGCAGATATGATTAATTTTGAACAAATCGAGGAATTGGTTAGTTCAATTGGAGGTCAAATCGATATGGATAAGTTCAAAAAGGCAGTCACACTTCAAAATGAGACCTTCGATTTTAATGGATTTGAATTAATAAAAGCCTCAGTCACTTACATGAATGAGCTAGAATATAAAGGAAAGAAAGTAAAACTAAATAAACCTAAACGTGGAGGCTCTAAAAAATTCTACGTATATGTTAAATCTAAAAAAGGTAATGTAAAAAAAGTATCCTTCGGGGATACTAACTTATCAGTTAAGTTTAAACAAAAAGGTGCAAGAGCATCATTTGCAGCACGACATAAATGTGCTACTAAGAAAGACAAAACAAAAGCAGGGTACTGGTCCTGTAATATAGGTCGATATTGGAAATCATTAGGCGGCAGCGCTAACTTTTCA